AAGTTAAGGATCTATTGAAAGAAGGTGGGATTGGGTACGATAAAAATCTATTTTTTACTAAACCTTTATTCGTTGCGCTGAAAGAAAAAACAATGTTTGAGGATGATTTAATAGATCTTAATCGGAGTGAAAAGGTGTCTTTGATTAAGAGATTAGACTTCATTCCTTACCATAAAAAGATCAAATATGATGGTGCAAAAGTTACTGTATACACTCGTGAAGGTTGGGATTTGAAGAAAATTAGGGAATATATTAAAGAAAGTGGCTGGAAATAAGGGATAGGAGGCTAAAGGATTTTAGCTTTAGCCTCCTACCTAAATCCTTATTTTTATTATATTATATGTGTATAAGTGGCTAAGGTGTCTATAATATATAGAGAGTGTATAGCATAGCATAGAAACACCATATATTATTCTAGTAAGAACGTAATAGGTAGAATTGGTCGCCTTAGACACCTTGACCACCTTTTCTTGATGAAACGAGGGCAATTAGCGATTGGATGCGAAATAATTGTGGCATTTTAAGCTTGAATGGAATATGATTTGAAGGATTGGAGAATTTATGGCTAAATTAGGACCACATGGACCAAAGTACGGCGGCGGATCGAGATTGGGAAAACCCAATAGAAGTACTGTGGCCGTTAAAGAAGCATTGCAATTAGCGTTTGAAGGATTAGGTGGAGTTCCAAAGCTTATTGAGTTTGCTAAAGAGAACCAAACCGAATTTTATAAAATATGGGTAAAGATGTTACCTCAAGAAGTTAAAGCTTCTGTTGCTTTTAGCCCCGAATTAGTAGCTCAAATCCAGGAAGGACGAAAACATGTTGGCATTAAATGAATATGCTAATGTAGATTTGGAGCTTGCTCAGGATATGTCACGATATTATGCTGATCCAGTTGGCTTCGTTATGTATGCTTTCCCATGGTCGTCTGATAAATCAATACAAGTCTGTAAGTTAAAAGGAAAATGGAAGAAGAAATATAAAGCTATATATGGTCCTGATGAATGGGCGTGTGAATTCCTGGATGATCTGGGGAAAGCAGTTAGAGATAGAGGATTTGATGGTCAGAAGTCTGTTGATGCTATTCGCATGGCAGTTAGTTCAGGTCATGGTATAGGTAAAAGCGCAATGACTGGATGGATCAATACCTGGATCCAATGCACTCGTCCGTTTGCACAAGGCACGGTTACAGCTAATACATTTCAGCAACTCGAAACAAAAACTTGGGCACAGATTAAGAAATGGATGAAGCTTTGTGTTGCGTCCCATTGGTTCACAATTGGAGCCAGCCGAATATATCACAACGATTATCCTGAGCAATGGTTTTGTTCTGCTCAAACTTGCCGAGAAGAGAACTCCGAATCATTCGCTGGTCAGCACGCTGTTAACTCAACATCATATTATATTAACGATGAGGCCTCAGCTATCCCTGACGCCATCTTTGAGGTTCAAGAGGGTGGATTAACTGATGGTGAGCCAATGCAATTTAGCTTTGGCAATCCTACACGGAATACAGGACGCTTCCGAGAATGTTGGCGTAAGTTCCGACATCGTTGGGGGACTTACAAGATTGATAGCCGTGACGTTCAGATTACTAATAAAAAATTCCTTGAGGAAATGATTTCGGATTATGGCTTAGATAGTGATACAGTCAAAGTTCGTATCCTTGGTGAGTTTCCTAAATCATCAGTAAAACAATTTATCAATGAAGGTGATGTAGAAGATTGCAAAGGCCGGATGCTTAGAAAACCTTCCTATCAATTTGCTCCAATTGTTATCGGTGTAGATCCTGCATGGTCAGGAGATGACGAGTTTGTTATTTATATGCGCCAAGGACTATTTAGTAAAATGCTTGGAGTATGGGAGAAAAATGATAACGATATTGAAATGGCTAATATCCTTGCCCGCCTTGAAGACGATTACAATGCTGATGCTGTACATATTGACGGAGGTTTTGGTACTGGGGTTGCTAGTGCTGGTAAGACTATGGGTCGCAATTGGCAGGTTATATGGTTTAGTGCGAAAAGTCCTGATTCCGGTTGCCTCAATCTCAGAGCCCACATGTGGAATGAAATGAGAATATGGTTAAAAAATGGCGCATGTATCCCAAATGATGATATATTACATACAGATTTAATTGGTCCTGAGACCAAACCGAGACTTGACGGAAAGATACAACTTGAAGCAAAAGAAGATATGAAGCGAAGGGGAATCCCTTCACCAAACAGAGCCGATGCTTTGGCTTTAACATTTGCTATGCCTGTCGTGAGTAAAGATCCAAAAGGAATCTCTCATCAAGTTAAACAGGCTCAACATGATTTTGATCCTTATAAAGGAGTGAACTAATGTGTTTTGGAGGAGGACCATCAATGCCAGCACCGCCGCCACCGCCACCGCCACCACCGAAACCGCCTACTTTGGCTGATCCATCGGTAAGGCGAGCAAGAGAGGAAGCGGAGAAACGAGCAAGGAATCTTGCAGGATCAAAATCAACTATTGCTACAGGATCTCAAGGATTATTAATACCCGAGTCAACTGGGACAACCTTTTTAGGAGGATCATAATATGTGTGGAGGAGGAGGATACAGATCACCACCGCCGCCACCACCGGCGCCGCCAATAATACAGCCAGCAAAGGCAGCAAAAGGTCGTAGGCGTACACAAGCATCAGCAACATTCTCTAGCCCAAGACAAGCGGCAGCAGAGAAAGCAGGAGCATTAAATCCAGGAACATTGCTATCACAGGTTAATCCGGGCGTGGGTAATACCCTTTTGGGAGCATAGATAATGGTAGATACAAGCAACACTAAACCAAATACAGCAATGGATTATGTAAATCGCCGGATGGGAGCCATGAGGTCCGAAAGAAGCTCATGGGATAAACATTGGCAGGATTTAATAGATAACTTTAGTCCTCGGCGTGGTAAGTTCCTGACTACTGATAGGAATAAAGGCAGCAAGCGAAACATATTAACAAACAACACTCCTTTATTTGCTCGTCGGGTGTTGGTCAGCGGCCTCATGACGGGTATTACTTCTCCTGCTCGCCCATGGTTTCGTCTGGCCCCACCTGACCCAGAAATGGATAAATTTGGACCGGTTAGAGAATGGCTTGATCATGTTGAGCGTTTAATGTATAAGGTATTCGCATCATCTAACCTATATAAATCGCTTCCTCTAATATATGAAGAAGCTGGTGTAATTGGTACATCGGCTATGATTCAAGAAGATGACTTCGATACAATAACCCGCTTTACTAATTTCACGGCTGGTGAATATTATTTAGATATTAATGGCAGCCTTAGGGTTGATACATTTGGTCGTGAATATGAGATGACCGTATATCAGCTTATAGATGAATTTGGATATAAGAATGTTAGCAAGACTGTTCAGACGCTTTACGATGTGGGAACATATAGTGCATGGATCAAGGTCAACCATATTATCGAACCTGTTAGTAATATGGATTTTGAGGAGTTTAAACTTGATCCCAAATTCAAATGGCGTTCAATTTATTATGAACCAGGTAGGGACGGGCTAACTAAGAATAAGTTCCTTCGAATTAAAGGTTATGATGATTTCCCAATCTTGGCTCCTCGTTGGGATGCTAAGGCCGGAGATATTTATGGCTTTAGTCCTGGTATGGATGCGCTTGGTGATAGCCGAGCACTTCAGATTCAGGAGCGAGAGAAAGGGAAAGCTATTGCTAAAATGGTTGCACCACCGACAACAGCGCCTTCGTCTCTTAAGAGCTCAAACGTCAGTTTACTTCCTGGAGCAAATAACTTCAGCGATGATCCGAATAATATATTTAGACCTATTTACCAAGTCAATCCAAGAGTCGGAGAGTTATCCGCAGACATTCAACTTACTGAGGATAGAATTAATCGAGCTTTTTATGTTGATCTATTCCTACTCATTAGTCGGCAGGACGATGTTCGGACTGCAACCGAGATATCAGCTCGACAAGAAGAGAAGCTATTGCAACTCGGTCCTGTCCTTGAAGGTATGCACGAAGAACTTTTAGATCCATTGGTTGATAATACCTTTGCTCGGCTCATGAGATTGAGTGAGCAAGGATGGAGAAATCCGGAAGCTCCTCAAATGTTACCTCCCCCGCCGGAAGAGATGATAGGATCTGAAGTCAAAGTCGATTATATTAGTGTTCTCGCACAGGCCCAGAAATTGGTCTCTACAGGCGCTATGGAGCGTTGGGTAGGATTTACAGGTCAAATAGCCGGCCTTCGACCAGAAGTTTTGGATAAGGTTAATGCTGATAAGATAGTTGAACAGATGGCAACTGATCTTGGAGTTCCGAACGATATGGTCGTCTCAGAAGAAGAAGTTGTTGCAAAACGAGAAGCTCGATTTAAGGCAGAACAAAATGCTCAAAACTTATCAAGATTGCAAGGAGCCGTCGAAGCAGCCAAAGGATTATCTGATGTTGATACAACTGCAGGTAATGCACTAGGAGATCTAGTTGGTGGGCTTAAAGGAGGAACTCCTCAATGATTGAAGAAGAACAACAGGATTATACAGATCCTAAGCAACACAAGAAACGAAAGAAGAAACATGACCTTCAGGTTTCTCGCGAAAAAGAGGATATAAGTAAAATGCTAAATAATCCTGCTGGGCGTAGAGTTTTATGGCGTATAATGGATCAATCAAAGCTATTGGCTCCAGATATGTTTACGGGCAATAGCACAACCTTTTATAATCTAGGCAAGAGAGATCTTGGCTTATGGTTATATAATCAGATTATGGGATCAGAACCGAAAGCGTTTTTAACTATGATGAATGACCAACTACAGGAGAATAACAATGGTTGATGAAGTTGCGGAAGAAATCACCGACACCGCAGGTGAAAACCAAAAAAATTCTTCTGATGGCAGTGACGTGACCTCCCCGGCCGACGACACAATGTTATCGGAAGAAAAAGATGCTGATAATGCTACCGCAGAAGCAAAGGACGCTGATGGCGACGATGCAGACGGTAAGGCAGAGCCAGTAAATTACGATGCTTTGGAAATGCCAAAGGATATGGATATAGATGAAGCAAATCTGGGTGAATTCAAGGATATAGCTGCTGAAATGAATGATGGCAAAGGTATATCCGTTGATGATGCACAGAAGCTTATTGACCTCCGGGCCAAGATGGTTAAAACATCTATCTCCGAATGGGAGACAAAGTTCTCTGAATGGCGAGGCGAATTGCTTAGCGATAAAGAGATTGGTGGTGACAACTTTAAAAAAGTCACTGTTCCAAATGTTCTAGCTGCAGCCGAAAGGTATGGAGACAAAGAAATGATGGAACTCCTACAAACGAATAAGATGTATGGTGAAAACCCAGCTCTTGTTCGTATGCTAAATCGTGTCGGGGAAACGTTACGGGCAGATCAACTTGTCCGAGGAAGAGCGGCAGAACCTGGTGATGAAGAAGCTAGGTTGCGTCGTATGTATCCAAGTCACTATAATGATGACGGCTCTACAAAAGAACGACATAAAGGTAGTTCGTCATGATTGTACATTTTAAGAAGGAGAAAATGTTATGGCAGCATTAGGAGTAACTAACCCCACCCTTTTAGATCTAGCAAAAGCTACAGATCCGGATGGTGGAATCGCAGACATCGTTGAGATTCTCGCTGAACAAAACGAGATTCTTGATGACATGACCTGGGTCGAAGGTAACTTGACCACAGGCAATCGGACTTCCATCCGTACAGGTCTACCCACACCTACGTGGCGTAAAATGTACGGTGGTGTTCAGCCCGACAAAGGTACCCAGGTTCAGGTTGATGATGCAACGGGTATGCTTGAAGCATACGCCGAAGTTGATAAAGCCTTAGCCGACCTGTCCAACAACACTGCAGCTTTCCGCATGGTTGAAGAACGGGCTCATCTCGAAGGTCTCAACCAAGAAATCGTTGATACTTTATTCTATGGTAATGAAACAACCGAACCAGAAGCTTTTACTGG